AGGCAATCCGTCTGGTTTGGCGGGCGGTACTGGTGGAAAATATGGCGGCGGCGGTGGTTCAACTTCTACTTGCGGTGGTTCTTGTAATGGTGCTGGTGGTGGCGGTGGTATTCGCATCGTATGGCCCGGATGTAAACGATCTTTTCCTTCAACTTGCGTAGGGACTCCTTAAAATGCCAATGGAATTATACATTCAAATTCGTAACGGCCAGCCGTTTGAACACCCAATTTTTGGTGACAATTTTCGTCATGCTTTTCCCGGTATTGACGTAGATAATTTGCCTCCTGAATTTGCGGTGTTTCAGCGGGTACCACAAAATGTAACGCCCGGACCATTTGAAGTGGCCGAAGTTAGTTATCAATGGTTTGATACTATCGTCAAAGACGTATGGTCTGTTCGCCCAATGACGGATCAGGAAAAAGCTACAAAGATTGCCGAATATCAATCCAATAAGCCATTCCCGTCTTGGACGCTTGACGAAACAACATTGACATATTCTGCACCAACGCCTAGACCGCAGGACGGTAAATTATATCGTTGGGACGAACCAACATTATCTTGGATTGAAATAACACCGCCACCCGCACAATAAGGGGGATTTATGTGCAAATCGGCTAAGTCTAAAACTAATGAATTAAACACCCAATTAGATATAGCATATCACTTCCCATGCCCAATTTATCTAATTGAACGCCTTGATTTTCTTAAATCAGTTTTAAAGGTCAGCAATGAATCTTTAAAGAAAAAACATAAAGAACGGGATTTGAACGAAATCTATCCTGTTTACATGTCTGATAATTTTCAGGACGATCCACGGGTCGCCGAATTTGCTAAGTTTGTCGGCGGCACTGCATGGAATATCCTTAATGAACAAGGTTATGCCATGCAAAACTTTGAAATGTTTTTTACAGAAATGTGGACGCAGGAACATTTCAAATATTCTGCCATGGAACAGCATGTGCATGGATATGGGGCACAGATTGTTGGATTTTACTTTTTGGAAGTGCCAGAAAATTCATCAAGGGTCATATTCTACGATCCCCGTATGGGTAAAGCGCAAACAGACCTGCCAGAATTTGATCCAAACAAAGCATCTATTGCCAGTAAGATGATTAACTTTGAACCTAAGCCGGGTTTATTGATGTTTACCAATGCTTGGTTGGCGCATTCGTTTACCCGCCATGAATCTGATAAACCTATCAAATTTGTTCATTTCAACCTTAATGTTCAGCCTGTTCAGGCAGCAGCATGTCCGGCTCCGGCAGCAGAAGTTGTATGAACAAGTACAGCATTAGGTTTAACAAGTCCCGGGGCCAGCCGGGGCGGGGAACCGTAGATCATGTTTGGCGGGTCTTTGAAAATGGCGATAAAGAATACCTTTGCAAGAATTTAAATATCACCGTTCCTGTTACAAGCGAAAAAGACAAGAATGGCCAAGATTATAATATTACTTGCCAAGGCGTACTGACCTTAGATAGGGATACTTCTACGGCGAATATTAACTAGTTAGCATTTGGGGGATCATATGCCGTTTAGTTCTGAACATGGCAAAGGCCATATTAAGCGTATCGTCAATAAAATTAAGCCAAAAACAGCCTTGGATATAGGTTGTGGTAGTGGCACCTATGCCAAAATGTTTCCAGATTTGGAATGGACAGGCATTGAAATCTGGGGTCCGTATGTAGAAAAGTACGAACTTCGTAAACATTATCCGCAGTTTCATAACATTGATGCACGGGAATGGGAACCTGAACCAGACCAGAAATATGATGTCGGTTTCCTTGGTGATGTTCTTGAACATATGAATGTGCAAGAAGCCAACGCTCTTTTTAATAAGTTACTGACTTGCTGTGAAACAATTATTATTAGTCTGCCAATAGGTTATTATCCGCAGGAAGAATATGATGGAAACCCTTATGAACGGCATGTCACGGATAATTGGACTGTTCATGACGCTTTGTTATTTTTTCCTAATCCTAAATGGTATGTTGTTGATGGGGATATTGGCGTTTTTGTGTATACTCCTCACGATGTAAAATTAAAAATTGCCGTCTATGCGATTAGCAAAAACGAAGCGCATTTTGTTCCACGGTTTTGCGAATCAGCCAAAGAGGCAGATATTATTCTGATCGCCGATACTGGATCAACGGATGGATTGCCTGACGTTGCCCGCCAACATGGTGCCGTTGTCCATGACATCTGCATCACCCCATGGCGATTTGATCTGGCCCGAAATGCAGCATTAGCCTTGGTGCCGAAGGTTATAGACGTTTGTATTTCCTTGGACATTGATGAAGTCTTGCATCCCGGATGGCGGCAAGAAATAGAACGGGTTTGGGTAGGCGATACGACCCGCCTTCGGTATAAGTTTGACTGGGGCTGCGGTATTGTATTTTATTATGAAAAAATCCATGCCCGTCATGGATATATGTGGCATCACCCCTGTCATGAATTTCCGATCCCAGACGGTCGAATCAACGAAATCTGGGCGCAAACGGATATGTTATTGGCTGTCCATATGCCTGATCCGACGAAAAGCCGGGGTCAGTATATGGACCTGTTAGAATTATCGGTCCAAGAAGATCCGCAGTGTCCCCGTAATGCGTTTTATTATGCACGGGAATTGTCGTTTAATTATCGTTGGCGGGACAGTATTGAAGCCTGTGAACGGTATTTAAAGCTGCCAAGGGCGACATGGCCCAATGAACGCTGCTACGCTTATAGGGTTATGGGTAGATGCTATAACGAATTAGGCGAACCATGGAACGCTGAAATGGCGTTTATGAAGGCTGCGTCTGAAGCGCCTATGACAAGGGAGCCTTGGTTTGAACTGGCTGCCCTTATGTATCGTCAGCATAGGTGGGCGGAATGTTATGCGTATGCCGCAAAATGCTTGGCTATTACGGATCGGGAATTGGTCTATACGGTTGATCCAGAAGTTTGGGGCGCACAGATCCACGATTATGCTGCTATTTCCGCATATTACCTTGGCATGAAAAATATTGCTTTGGAGCAGGGCACAATCGCTGTCAAAATGGCACCTGACGATTTACGCATCCATAACAATTTGCTATTATACCAAGCGGGGGATGTACAAGCATCTGACGCAGGGGCTACATGAAAATGGAACAATTCCATTCAGTTCTGGAAATAGCCCTCTGGGCAATCGTTGCTACGCTTGGATGGTTTGCCCGTCAGATGTGGGATGCCGTCAAAGAACTTCGTGGTGACTTGCATAAATTGGAAGTCAATTTGCCATCAAATTACATCAGAAAAGATGAATTTGCGGAAGGCGTTCGCCAAATTAGGGAAGATTTACAAATTTTATTTAAAAGAATCGACGATCTTCGTGCAGGCCGATAATGGGGAATTACCGTGGACCCTTTAACATTATTAGCGGCTGCACAGGCAGCTTACAGCGGCATTCAGGCTGGAATAGCCGCCGGTAAAGAAATCCAAAGCATGGCTGCTGATCTGTCCGAATTATGGGGCAGTGTTGCTAGACTTACTCATTTATCAGCAGAAAACCCGCCCAGCAGTGTTTTTTCTACTAAATCCGCTGAACAAATGGCTATTGAACGGTATACGGCCAAGGCCGAAGCCCATGAATTGGCATTAAAAGCTAAAAATTTGTTTGTCGGGCATTATGGTTTGGCGGCTTGGGATCAGATCCAGCGGGAAGTCATCAACATCCGCAAGGAAATAGAACGGCAGAAATACGAAGAAGAAAAGCGTAACGCTGAAACCATTGAAAATATTAAAGAAACTGCTATTGTTTCTATCATCGTTCTGTTTTTGTTAAGTATAATGCTTGGTGCAGGTGTTATACTTTTAGGGAGCTAAGTATAATGGATCTGGGTATTTTTGGTAAGTTAATCCAAAATGTGGCTCCCACCATTGCAACCGCATTGGGCGGACCTGTTGCCGGTATGGCTGTGCGGGCACTAAGCACGGCCTTGCTGGGTCATCCTGATGGGTCACAAGACGACATCAATGCTGCCTTGGAAAATGCAACGCCTGACCAAATAGCTGCGATTAAAAAGGTAGATAACGACTTCAAAGTCCAAATGAAGTCACTGGATATAGATTTAGTAAGGATTGCGGAGCAGGATCGTGAATCAGCTAGACAAATGCAAATGGCTAATAAGTCCGCTTTGGTACCCAGCCTTGCCACGATTATCGTTTCTGCTTTTGTGGTGGTAACGATTGGCACCTTGATGGGATATGCCAAGATTGAATCTGCCATGGCAGGAACTTTGATCGGTTATCTGTCCGCCAAAGCGGAATTAGTGCTTTCTTTTTACTTCGGGTCATCTGCTGACAGTGAGAAGAAAAGTGAAATGATTTACAACTCAACGCCCAAATAAGCAGGAAATTCGATGAATTTTATTGGTTCTGGCACGAAACTTAAGGATGGCGACATCGCTGCGATTGCTGCCGAATTGGGCGTAGAAGAAGCGGCTTTGCGGGCTGTTTTGTCGGTCGAAACGGGTGGCTCTGGGTTTGACCATCTTAATAGACCAAAGGCGTTGTTTGAACGTCACATTTTCTTTAGGGAATTGAAATCAAACCTTGATAAGCAGCAACACGCCGTTGATGAAAAACTGGCTTACCCCAAATGGGGTATGCTGCCATATCCAAAGGGTTCCGATGCTGTTTACGACGAAATTGAACGGGCTATGGCGATTGATGAAGACGCTGCGCTTCGTTCTACTTCATGGGGCCTAGGCCAAATCATGGGCCTAAACTATAGTGCTGCTGGCTGTGCCAGTGTGCAGGATATGGTTGAATTGGCTGTTGAGTCCGAAGCAGAACAACTCCGCCAGATGGTTAATTTTATCAAATCCAATGGTATTTTGCCAAAACTGGTGGCCAAGGACTGGGCTGGGTTTGCCCGCAGTTACAACGGTCCCGGCTATGAAACAAATCAATATGACAAAAAGTTAGAAATGGCATATAATAAATTCAATGATGTAGCATAAGGCACGACGATGACAACTGGCTTATCATATAGCGGTATAGTTCCCGGCACGGTAAGCTATGTCAATCAGATAGCCACAATGGCTGTTGTAGACCCTACAAACAGTGCTTTTTTGACTATTTTGCCCCAAGCAATTACCTATGCCGAAAATAGGATGTACCGGGAAATTGACTTTCTTTTTACATCTATTGCTAATTTAGATTATAGCTGCACGGTGGGAAGTCGGCAAATTAACGTGCCAGCGGGTACTTTTGTCGTGCCAGAACAGATTAACATCATTACGCCAGTCGGGGCTACAAGCCCAGACAATGGTAATCGGGTGCCTTTGTTGCCGACAACAAAAGAATTTTTGGATCAGGTTTACGGTTCTGGTTTGACGGCTAATCGTGGTTTGCCAAAGTATTTTGCTCCGTTTGACGATTACACGTTCCTCCTTGGCCCGTACCCTGACGCAGCCTACACGGTTGAATTGATTGGCACCTACCGCCCAGATAGTTTGTCATCCACAAATCAAACGACATTTATTAGCCTTTATTTGCCTGATGTATTCATTATGGCATCCATGATTTATATCAGTGGCTACCAAAGAAACTTCGGTAAACAAGCTGATGATCCGCAAATGGCAGTCAGCTATGAAAGCCAATATCAGGCTTTGAAAGCCAGTGCCCTTATGGAAGAAAACCGCAAGAAGTTCGAAGCAGCGGCATGGTCGTCGCAGTCGCCATCACAAGCTACACCAACAAGGGGATAACCAATGCCCCATCAATCGTTTAAGTTAATCCCGGGCGTTGATACGACAAAAACCCCGGCGTTGAATGAAGCAGCTATTTCACAAAGCCAGCTTATCAGGTTTGTGCCTGATCGGACGATGGGCGGTATTATCCAAAAACTTGGCGGTTGGACCAAATATGTATCCACGTCCATGGGATCTATTGTCCGTGCTTTGTGGGCTTGGGAAGACACAAACAGCAATTCCTATTTAGCTGCTGGCTGTGAGGGTCGCCCGGCAGGTGCTGGCGGCGCATTGCAGGTTATTGAAAACGGCAATGCTACCGACATTACGCCGCAAGCTATTGTTTTTAATCAATCACCTAATTTTTCCACATCGACCGGCAGCAACCAAGTTACTGTTGTGCTGACTGGCGCTTCAATTACCAATTTGGATTCGGTTTACATTGAAACACAAATTGCCGTCGGTGGATTGATTTTATATGGCCTTTATCAATGCACGGCGACTGGTACTGCTAATACATTCTATATTTATGCAACGGATGCTTTAGGAAACCCCGCCCTTGCAACATCAAACGCTTCAAATACTGGTGCTTTGCCATATTTTACTACAACTGTGGCTTCGGCTTCTATAAACGTTCTTTTGACAAATCATGGTTATTTTGTTGGCCAGTCGTTCCCTGTTTTGATTGCTACGACCGTTGATAATATTATTCTTTATGGAAACTACACGATTAACGCTGTCGTCGATGCAAATAACTTTACCATCACTGCATCTAATATTTCAGCAACTGGATCGCCAGCTTCAGCTTATCTTAACTCAAATAAAGTATATGCCATTCAGTATCATGGCGTATCACAAACAGGCATTGTTAAGGGATATGGCGGCGGTCCTTACGGTATTGGCGGCTATGGAACAGGTGCCACATCAGTCGGACCTGTATCTGGGGCTTATATCAATGCAACAGATTGGACCTTGGACAACTGGGGGCAAATTCTTGTAGCAAACCCGCTTGGTGGCGGTTTGTTTACTTGGGATCCCACGTCTGGCGTAGGAAATGCCACGATTATCCCTCAGGCTCCGCCTGTAAATAACGGCATGTTTGTTGCCATGCCACAGCGGCAAATCATTGCTTGGGGCAGTACCCAAACGGGTATTATTGATCCGCTTTTGATAAATTGGTGTGATGTCAGCAATTACAATCAATGGATTCCGGCACTCACAAACCAAGCAGGTTCATTCCGTATTCCCAAGGGGTCACGGATTGTGCAGTGCATTCAAGGCCCACAACAGGGCCTTATTTGGACGGATGTTGGCTTGTGGTCTATGCAATATACTGGGCCACAATATGTGTATAGTTTTAACGAAGTCAGCACGGGCTGCGGTCTAATCGGGCGTAAAGCCGCTGGCTCCATGAATGGTATGGTCTATTGGATGGGCCAGAGCCAGTTTTATCGGCTAGGCGGCGGTGGTCCTGAGCCAATTAAATGTCCTGTTTGGGACGTGGTTTTCCAAGAACTTGATACTAGCAATCTGGACAAAATCAGATTTGCTGCAAATTCACGGTTCGGTGAAATTAGTTGGTATTTCCCCACCATAAGTTCAGGCGGCGAAATATCAAATTATGTCAAATATAACATATACTTAGACACTTGGGACTATGGTGCCTTGGCCCGAACTGCATGGATCAACGAATCAGTGGTGGGCCCGCCTATTGGGGCTGGCACGGATTTTTATCTTTATCAGCATGAAACAGGTTATAATGCTGATGTGCTGCCTATGAACTCATATTTCCAGACGGGCTATTTTGTCCTGACTGAAGCAGAATTTAAGATGTTTGTTGACCAGATTTGGCCCGATATGAAATGGGGCTATTA